CGTCGTATCATACGTCTCAATATCGCGGATAACGGCAGGGATCGCCTCAAACATCGCGTCCGCCGTCACGACGACTTCCGTGTGGTCCGAACCGATCCAGGCAGCGACGCGCCTCGCGTGGGCCAGGTCCGATGACCCCTCCATCCCTATAGAGAATGTCTTCAGAGGTGGCGCGCCAGCGGCGCGTAGTTCCTTCGCGACAAGAGAGGCAATCAGAGACGAATCTACCCCACCCGAGAGGAGTGCGGCGACAGGGCGCTCTGTCATCATGCGCTTTCGCACAGCGGCCTCTAGAGCAACACGGATAGACCGGCAGGCGAAGTCAACATCTGCGAGGACCGGTAGTTTCACGATAGGATTGCGGTGATATTTTGTACTACTCAAAAAAACACCTGTAGTCGCATCCAGCGTATAGAAATGACCCGGTCGCACGTGCTCCACGGCCGTCATATCGCTACAGGGAAGCGCCTTCAGTTCCGATGAAATCAATGTGTGCCCGTCGGCGCGCCCGATATACGCTGGCCGCACGCCATAGGGGTCACGGGCCACCAGGATCTTCCCGCGGCGCAGGTCCACTATAATAACCGCGAAGACGCCATCCAGCGCCTGAAAGAGTCGCTGAGGTTCCTCGGCGAAGCGCTCATAGAGACCACCGATCACCTCGCAGTCGCTGCCAGAGGGGCAAGGAATCCCGTGGGCCGCAGCCAATTCCCGCCAGTTATAGATTTCGCCATTCGCCATCCAGATGACAGAGCCGTCCGCATTCGTCATCGGCTGCATACCGCCGGCATTCAGGCCATTAATCGCGAGGCGCGTAAATCCGAGATAACCGACCCCAGAGACGTCGGCGACGTGGGCGCCCTCTGGTCCACGGCCAGCAATTCCTGGGAGGTATTTCTGGGGCGAAAAGGTCCGGTACCCAGGCCCGAAGACCGCCCAGATTCCGCACATCTCTTATTGGATTTGGATCACATTCTATAAGCCATAAAAGTCTAAATCCCCTGTAGAGTGTTAAATGGACGCCTCGGACCGCCTCAAGAAATTCCAGACGCAGACAATATGGACTTATTATAAAACGACCACGCTTGCGGCTCAACCCACATGTAATTTCAGCACATGTGGACAGAGTCTTCAGTCTACGTGCGTAGTGCGGTATACTGACTACGAATATCGCAATCAGGTTGCCACGGGGCGCAAGAATTGCTCAGGGTGCTCTACATTTTGCCAGTAAAAAAATAGTTATAGAGTATAGAATAAATGTGGAGACGTATCAGGAATCGGTTCACTCGTAAAAAGCCGCGTAGTGCGAATATCATCCCGGAGGAAAAAAGACCTCTCTTATCTCAATCTCATGTGAATGAAACTAATATGCGTACATTACGTAATAGATCTGTTAAAGAGCGTTTAAAAGATTTTGATAATATACAACGAATGCAGGTAGACTTAATCAAAAAAGTAATTACAGATGAACTCGAAGAACAGAGAAGAGAGTGCGTAGAGACTGACGAATTTATAAAACAACTAGATAAGTTAAATCCATATGAATCTGCAGTTGATGCATTTAAACTTGAGAACTCTATGCGTGAATTATTTAAACGTAGGTCTGATCAGGGTATTGCCGCAGAAGAACGTTCTATATCTGTACTAAACGCATTTCGCAAGGCAATGCTGAAGATATATGGAAGACACAACAAATATGAGTAAACTTTAGTTTACAATGTATAGTTTATATTCTATAATCATTGGTTTTTCATAAGAACCTGCTTCAACTTCTCCAGATACAGGATCGCATCCATATGTTCCTCTTGAGCGTGTTGGATCCAATCCAAGACGCCCAGGTCCGTGCGGTCCAGCGTAACCCCATATTTCTCTTTTCCAACTTTAGCGCGTTCGGCGAATTTCGCAATCACAGCCGTTACGACGGAATCAAGCCCGCTGATATCCGTGTTCATTCTAACTTGCGTTACAGACATCCCGTTAAAGCCTTAGCCGAGCGCACTATTTAATAAAGACTGCCAATGTACTCCCTATAAAACTATTTCCAGCCGAAGAGCCGTTTACGGCCACGTTAGAGAGACCCCATGAATCTTTGCTTGTTGTGAGCATCCAGCCACCATTCCCCTGCGCGTTTCCATTGCGACTCGTCTGGCCTGTCTGCGGCAAACAGGGATTCCAGTAGAATCCGATGGCTGTATTGTACATCCAATCCGCTTCCGCTGTCGTATAAAGTGTGCTCATAAATGTGTAGCCCTTTAGAGACGACCAGAGGGTACTCATGAATGGCTGACCAGTCGCCGTGAATTGCCCATTACCAGCCACACCAGACCCCGTGCTCAGATTGAGATTCCCCGCGCGCGTGAAATAGTGACATGTGTGACCAATATAGGAATTTGCCAGAGTCGGTACAGCATTTGCTGTGCCAGAGGCGAGGCGCATCATAGTAGAGCACTGGTTAGAGCCATTATTATACCAGAGATCCATCGCATTCGCTGCGAATTGGCCGGAAAGAGTCCCCTGTCCATTGGACCACGCAACAGGATACCATTGTCCGTTGGATGCTGCCGTCCCTGATTGCTTATTGCCGTTATAGGAGACCAACATCCAGCCGCCACCAGCGTCCGTCATATTACAATAGACTTGGCGTGCGGCTGCCATACCTGATGTCTTGATCCAATACCAACCATTAGATGTGTTGCCGGCGGCGAGTACCTGTGCCGCATTCACGCCAGGATTGTTAGATGATGTTCCTGTACTTGTATTGATTGGTGCCGTCGTCGGCGCTCCACGTCCGTAGCCGAATTCTCCAGCCATTGTTGCGAACATTGGCATACTCCCAGTCACCCCTCTTTGAATTAAAGAAAGAACGCCTCCCACCCTTTAGAGAATGTCTGGCGCTACCCAAGAGAAGCCGAAGGCGGACCGGCTCCGCGAGGGTATGGAAATTCTGCGCAAACTCCAGGAATTCGGTGTAGGGCGGGCCGATCCAGGATTCCAGGAGATCCAGGCGGCCATCGGGGCCTGGGTCGCCATAGGCACCGCCGCCGAACACAAAATTCTTCTCAGTCGCCAAGAGCGTGTGGCCCATATTGTGTTGCCGCGGCGCGCCATGAATGCGGCGACCTGTGTGTTAAAGGTTGTTTCTTAGAGTAGAGTATATGGAAGCGAATCGCTTATATCCTACGAATAATTCTCGCTCTAACGGCGAGTCGGCAAAGTTTATAATTAATTGTCAAGCAAGAGTAAATTCTTCACCCACAAAGGATACTCGTGACTGGCTAGAACTGACTAAAATGTTCGCACATGATTCTCCGACCTATAGAATCTATGAAGCGCTTATTGAACATAAAAAACACATAGTCGCAAAGATTGGCACATCTGTTCTTGAAAAGGAGATGCAAATCGGCACAACTCTGGAAACACTCCACCTTCCGACTTTTTTAATTCCCCATTGTGCATTTAGTTGTCTGGATACTATTGCAGATATGAATCAACATACTCGTTATGTTTGTAAAGAGAAGGGCAGTAAAGTTCACGTGCTATTAATGCCGTTTATAGATCAAGGGTCGATAGGAAAATATAAATGGGATAGGTCAAACTTCCATATTTTACAAAATTTAATGAAACATATAACAGCATCACTTTTAGTTGCTGCACTTGGTGTTTCAGTTATACATAATGATTTTCATCCTGGAAATATTCTTGTAAAAAGAACAACGCGTAAATCAATATCCTATGGTATTTATGGAACTATAGAATGTCTCGGATTTATGCCCGTAATCATGGATTATGATAAATCAATTATTATAGAGCCTGGGAACGCATTAAAGGTGTATAACGATTTAGGACGTTTTTTTAGAAATATAACGGATCATGATTCTATTGTATTTGATACTCAAAATGTTACAAGAATGATTGAAATAATGGTAAAACGTGCTTTACTTACACCAGAAGCATGTAATGCAATCTCTAAAGAAATAGATGCTCTTTCTATAATTCGTTTAAAGAGTGAAATCCCAAAACTGGATATGAGTCAATTCAAATCACTATTGATTTAGCCATGTGTATGTGTGTTAAAGGTGGTCCAATAGTAAGGACAGACAGCCATGGCTTCCGAGCGCGCGAACCTCCTCTCAGAGGGGGCCCTCTATGAACTCATAGCACGTGGCAATAAGGATGTCTATTTCATGCGCAAAGACCCCGCTGACGCTAACAAACAACTCCTGAATCCGTTTGAGAACCGCTATGAGGTCCGTCCCGCCACCCTCTCTGAACTCCGCCGCACGCAGCCGCTGAATGCGCCCGATTTCGGCCGCACGTGTGAGTTTGAATTTGAGATCGCCGGCGACATTTTCACGGAGACGACGCTTCTGATTGATCTCCCCTCGTGGCTGCCCGCCCCAGAGGCCGCCGCGAACCAGCAGAGCGGCTACAGCACGGCCACGCCTGCCGGCCGCCAATATGGCTATACCCGCGGCATCGCCCAGTTCCTCTTCAGCAAAATCCAGATTTACCAGGACAAGATTCTCCTCCAGGAATTCAGCGGCGATGCGCTCTGGGGCTCCAAACTCAGCCGCGGCTCCTTGAACCAGGCCTATATGGACCAGGTCCTCACTGGCATGCAGGACGTCTCTGGCACAACGCTCTATAGGAATGCGACACCGGGTCGCCTTCGTCTCCCTATCCCTATGGTGGGGGGCGCACAGGGCGTACCTTCCGCCGCCATCAAACAACAGGCCTTTCGCCTCCGTCTCACCCTAAGGCCCCTAGAGGACGTAATAGAATGTTCAGATCCGCTCGTGTTCAGGCCGACGCCTTGGGCCGAGCCATCCTTCGTGCTTACGGCTCCCGATGGGTCCACGACAACATTTAACCCGCTCCCGCGCGAACTGATAGGGAAGCCGGCGCTCCAATTGGAGACGCGGCATATCTATTTGGACCCCGAGTCACGCAAGGCCGTGGAGCAGAGCCCCTATGAGATTCCCTATGCGATCCTCTATGAGAATCCGCTCTCCTTTGGGGGTGACGACTATAACAAGGTCCCGTTTGTTCCTGGGGTGGACGGCGTGGCCCCTTTTTTCACGCGCCTCTTGGACGCGAAACGACCGGCGAGTCGCATTTTCTGGTTTATGCGCACGAAAGATGACCTTCTGCGGAATCGGCGCTGGTCTACGGGCAGTCTTGAGAATCCCTATTGGGATGAACTTGCTCTCGTCATCGCAGGGCGGGACCGCGAATCGTTGTGGGGCCCGGTCGTTTGGAATACTCTTGTTCCGTTTGCGAAAGAGGATAGGGATCCAGGGTTCGTCTTTAGTGAAATGAATTGGGATTTGGGGAATGGCATAGGGGTCGCGGCCGCAGGGTCCACGCCCCAAGGGTCCGTGAATTTCAGCACGGCGGATAGACCGACACTCCTGGTATCGCTTCGGAAGCCGAATCCGGACCAGTCGTTTAATAGGGTAGCGATGGAATTCACTGCGGTCGTGAATTCCTGGGCTCTATTCCAGGTGGAGGATGGGCGTGGGTTTATAAAGTATAATTAGGGAGATGTCCAAATGGAATAAGACATATCGTAGAACTTTAGCAAAAAACTTTACGCGAAAATATAGGGGTGGAAAGTGGTTCAAACTATGTCAAGGATCGTCGTGTAAGGTTGAGGAACCTAAACCCAAGCCCGAAGAAATCCCAGTATTTGACTTTGAGAGAGTAGAAACCTTAGATGAGTATAAAAAGTATCGTGAATGGGAAGATGATGTCTTTATCAGTCTAAAAATCGGCGATGAAAATAGAAAGGATACTAAACAGGTTGAACATTTTTTGCGAGAACTGGAAAAAAAGAAGAGCCCCTTTTATGAAAAATTTATGTTTTTAGTCAATAACAATATACCATTCAAAACTGCCATATCCATTACGAATTTCCATAACTACGCCGACGTATTTAATATAGATGAATATTTCTTTACCAATAATTTTAATCGCGGAAAGAAGAGAAATACATCTGGATATAGATATAAACCAATTCTTGTTAAAAATGAAGATGGGTCGTATGGTGGGTCCATATGGTGTTTCTGGAGGCCAGAACTTCCTTTTCTAGGAATGTATGGAATTCGCAGTTCCCTTTTTAATTTTTTAACAAATCGTTCTGGGATTGCGTCTAAAATTCTAAAAGCAGTTGAAGAATTCGCGATTGAACTTGGCAAAAGCATACTAATTGTTCCACACCCTTTGGATAAAATGCGACAAATTCTATTAAAAAAAGGGTTCATTCAGTCCGATAAAGGTATAGAGGGTGATACTGATACGGAAGAAACAGATTTTTTAGATCCAATTGTCTTTACATCGGACTATCTTACGAAGACTCTCTAAGCAGGCCCCCGCCGTTTCACGCCGGCCGGCGCAGGCCCCGCCTTGCCAAAAAGGCTCTGGACCGAGACCCGCACGCGCGCCCCCTTTTCGTGAACCGCCTCCATGTGGAATTTCCGATGTTCGCAATCATCCAGTAAGAGATCGCGAATGTTGGCATCCAACATAAATGTCTGCTTGAAGACGATATCCATGGGAAAATACTTCATCTCAATTTGCCACGAATAGGAGCAGTCCAGGAACACGGGCGTCCTATAAATGGCGAAGCCATTGAAGGCCGAAAACACAGAAATCAGCGCCTCTGGATCCGCCGCGCGCGCCTCTGCCAAGCGCTTCTCAAAGTCCTCGCGCATAATTGCGTGGACGTTTTTGTTGGAATTGAAATGGTAAATGCTATAAATAAAAGGATCATAGGACAGCGCCCAATAGTCATAGTAACCTGCCTCGCGGTCAAAGGAAACGGCATCCCAATCGTCTCGGGCAAGAATTCCTTCCAGCACGGCAGGCCGAATAGGCCCCACACACGAATATTCGTTACAATCCATCATCATGAAATATTCATAGTCAGGATAAATGAATCGGATCCGTTTTAGAATTTCGTTGCGAGAATTCGCGATGCGGTGGGTGCGAACGATCGCCCCGCGGTTCGTGTCCGTGTGAATTTCCACATTCTGGGGGCCTCGCTCGGCCTGGAAATCTTTTACGAGTTCCCAGGAGCGGTCCTCGGAATTATCATAGGCGATGATCACCTTTAGAGCCTTGAAGAGGGGTGTAATGACCCGAATATTCTCAAAGACGGCAGGGAGACCCGGCTCGGAATTGTGGACACAGAGACCGATGACTGCGCGGGCCATTTGTCTAAGAATTGCCGCTGTCCTCTTAGACCACGCAAGCCACGCCTAAGAGGCACCTATCTTACATCGGAATAGGTATAGCCATCGTCCATGGACTCCAAAGTCCCCCGCGGTCCCATCACAACCCTCTTGGATCTCACAGACCGCGATCTCGCTGAATCAGACCTCTTTCCTCTAGATACGAACACTACGTGGTTCACGCGCGACCCGAATAGGGCCACAATTACATTTACGCCCCAGGTCCAGACGATCCGATTCCGCGGTCCGGCGGCCTGGGGGCAGCGTTTCACCTTTGACCTCGGCTCCCTCAAAGTCGGCGATGTCCTCTTCGGCGCAGTCCTCCAACTCCAACTCGGGCACTGGCTGAATGCGACGACCCTCCTCCAACTCGCCGCGGGCACGACGGCCTATACGGACCCAAGTGGGGCCTGGGAATACGCGAATAGCCTCGGAACGGCCGCCATCGCAAAGGCGGAACTGGAGATTGACGGCGTCACTATAGAGACGATAGACGGCGACTGGATCGCCATGGTGAGTGCCCTATTCTCCGACTACAACACACAGGTCGGCATCTCCTATGACGCTCTCGGCCGTGTGCCAATTCCCACGCTACGTGGCTTGGCCCCACGTGCCTATCCGACAGAGGACGGCTATATCCATTGTCCCCTCATGTTTTTCTTTATGCGCACTCGCTACCAAGAGGCACTCCCGATGATTGCGATCAAAGAGGGCCTCGTGCGGATTCACGTCACGCTGCGACCCTTCACAGAGGTCGTGCGCCAAGTGCGCGGCTACAGGGACTCCTGTGACGCGACGCCGCTCAACAAAACCATCTCCTTTACGACGGGACCGGTCCAGACGGATCAGGCCGTTCCTGCTATCAACTCCGTTGCCCTCTTGACACACGGGGCCTTGGTCACCGGCGATATTCGCACACGTATGCTGCGCCAGCCGTTTGAAATGCTTCACCGCGAAGTCCAGACATTCTGGTTTGAGGAGCCTCTGAAATACGTGACGGCGAAGCGGTCCGACACGGATACAATCACTATACAACTCCCTCTAGAGG